CAAAAAGCCCACGGATGGAGAAATGCATAGCAATTTGCTGTTCAGACACAAGGTTAGATACTCCGGAAGCCAAGCTTTCAAGTTCAGTTCCAAGCTTCTCTGCATCTTCCTTATTGAAATCAGAGTTTACACTTAGTCTAAGCTGTAGTTTTTGCAAGCTTTCCGCTGTCCTATCAATCTCCTTGTTGTATTGTCCGACTGCGGATAACTGCTTACTTGCCTGGGAGAGTCTTTCAAAGGTTTTCTTTCCCACAATTTCCATAGCAACATCGCCTAGCTCTTTAAGAGACAACTTCATGTCCCCAAAGTGTTTATTAAGGTTCTTTTTCCCTTCCTTTGCATTGTAGGTATCAATGGCTGTTGACAGTCCAAACAGTCCGCTTGCAAAAAGTCCTAATACAGTTACGGCCGCTAACATGGGATTAGAACCTAAAGTGGTAGCAAGGCTAGAAATGGACTCAACGCCCTTTGCCCATGAACTAGCACCTTTCAATGTTACCGAAAGTGCAGCAAAGCCGGATACCGCTCCTGTTAGCCATTCGGGATTGCTTATAAAAAACTCTCCAATCTTAATAACAGGCTTTACGAACTCGCCAAAACCTTCTGCACCACGCTTAAGCTTTGGATATAGCTCCTCAAGGTTTCCGATAAAACCATCGGAAGCATAAACCATGTTAGTAAATGCCTT